GTTAAAAGGTAACCAAAAACCAGTATCAGATAATAAATTATCACTAAAACTCTCTAATAACTCTCAAATTGTTGCTACATCAGCTGCATCAGATGCAGGTAGATCGTACGCAGTTTCGTTACTAGTAGTGGATGAGGCTGCCTTCATTGAAGGTATTGATAGAATTTATACAAGTATTAAACCTACAATTGCAACAGGTGGAGGAATCATTGCATTATCCTCTCCTAATGGTGTAGGTAATTGGTTTCATAAAATGTATGCTGAAGCTGAAATAGGCAAGAACGACTTTAAATCAATTAAATTACCTTGGAATTTACACCCTGAAAGAGATGAAGCCTGGGAAGAAAGAGAAAGAGTAAACATGTCTCCTAGAGAATTTGCTCAGGAATATGACTGTGACTTTTTAGGATCTGGTAATTCAGTTGTTGAACCTGATTTATTATCTTTTTATGAAGAAACTTATATCCAAGATCCTGTGGAACGCCGCTTTATGGGTGGTGATTTTTGGATTTGGCAGTATCCTGATTATACTAAGCAGTATTTGGTATGCGCTGACGTTGCTCGCGGTGATGGCAGCGACTATTCTGCATTTCACGTCATCGATGCTACAACGTGTGAACAAGTGGCTGAATACAAATCCCAAGTTGATACTCGTACTTATGGTAATATGCTTGTGTCTGTTGCTACTGAGTATAATAATGCTTTACTTGTGGTTGAAAATGCTAACGTCGGTTGGGATGTCGTTAATACCATCATAGATAAAGGGTATCCTAAAATGTATTATTCACCTCGTGCTTATGGTGAAATGCAAATGGATAAATGGTTAAGTAAAATGGAAAATGAACAAACAGTTCCTGGTTTTACTACATCAACAAAAACAAGACCACTTGTTATCTCAAAAATGGAGTCGTATATTCGAGAGAAGGCATTTGTGTTTAGATCAAAACGTTTGCTAGAAGAACTACGTGTATTTATTTGGCAAAACGGTAAAGCACAAGCGCAACAAGGATATAATGACGACTTAGTAATGTCATTAGGTATTGGATTGTTCACTAGAGATACAGCAATGCGTTTTTATGAACAAGGAATGGATTTAAATAGAGCCATGATATCAAACATATCTAGAACAGGATTTGACACATCTGTACCTATGTTACCTAGTGGGCAACAAAACCCATATATGATAAATAACGGACGTGGTCAATTCGAAGATATGTCATGGGTATTAGGGTAATAAATATTTATTGGTATAATTAAAACAAGATAATGGCAGATCAAAAACCAGGTTTGTTTACTAGGCTAACACGTCTATTTTCAACCGATGTTATCATCCGTAATGTTGGTGGTAACCAATTGAAAGTAGTAGACGTTGATAATATTCAAGCCTACGGTAACGTAAAAACAAACGCCCTTATAGATAGATTTACAAAGTTACATCGTTATGGCGCTAACATGCCTTATAACCCAACGATGAACTACCAAACACTTCGCATTCAGTTGTATACTGATTATGAAGCAATGGATACAGAATCAATTATCTCTTCAGCACTTGACATTATTTCTGATGAAGCAACATTAAAGAATGAAGCTGGAGAAGTATTACAAATTAGAAGTGCTGATGAAACTATTCAACGTATTTTATATAATTTATTTTACGATGTTTTAAACATCGAATTTAATTTATGGATGTGGGTTAGAAATATGTGTAAGTATGGCGATTGGTATATGCATATGGAAATTGCTGAAAAATTTGGTGTATATAATGTTACACCACTATCAGTATATGATATGGTTCGTGAAGAAGGACAAGATCCTAATAATCCATCTTATGTATGTTTCCGTATTGACCCAATGGTAATCGCTGCTGGTGGTATTGTATCACGTGTTAAAGATAGAGATGGTAAGATTAAATTTGAAAACTACGAAATAGCTCACTTTAGACTATTAACTGATGCTAACTATTTACCTTATGGTAGATCGTATATTGAGCCTGCTCGTAAAACTTATAAACAATATGTGTTGATGAAGGATGCAATGTTGTTGCACCGCATCACACGTGCCCCAGAAAAACGTGTTTTCACTGTTAATGTTGGTAACATTCCACCTAATGAGGTAGATGGTTACATGCAGAAGATCATGCAAAAGATGAAAAAAACACCTTTTATAGATCAACAAACAGGTGAATATAATTTACGTTACAATATGATGAACATGATGGAAGACTTTTATCTTCCAACTCGTGGTAATGATACTGCAACTAAAATTGATACTATTAAGGGTCTTGAATACAATGCTATCGAAGACGTTGCGTTCCTACGTGATGAAATGTTAGCAGCACTTAAGATTCCTAAAGCATATTTTGGATTTGAAAAAGACTTACAAGGTAAAGCTACATTAGCTGCTGAAGATATTCGTTTTGCTCGTACCGTTGAACGTATTCAACGTATTATTTTATCTGAATTGTATAAAATTGCATTAGTACATTTGTATACTCAAGGATATGATGGTGAAGCATTAACTAACTTTGAATTATCATTAACTACCCCATCTGTTGTTTACGAACAAGAGAAAGTAGCACTATGGAAGGAAAAAGTTGATCTAGCTAAGTCAATACAAGATACTAACTTATTACCTTCAGATTGGATTTACCACCAAGTATTCCAATTTAGTGAAGATCAATATGATGAGTATCGTGATCAAGTAATTGAAGATAAAAAACGTGTATTCCGTTTAGCTCAAATCGAAAATGAAGGTAATGACCCAGCTAAAACTGGTAAATCATATGGTACACCACATGACCTAGCTTCACTATATGGTAAAGGTAGAGCAGGAATGGATATAGACGGTCCTGTACCTCCTGGATATGATGAAAAACGTGATGTTGGTCGTCCTAAAGAAAAAGCATCTATTAAAGGTACACAACGCGACCCATTAGGTAAAGATCCATTAGGTAGTATTGAAAATGGTACTTTGTATACTGCAAACCAACCTGATGAAGGTAGTGGTACACCAAAGGCTATGTTTGAATTACATAAGAATAAAGGATTGTTTGAAAGCTTTAATATTGCTCGCAAACAACTTGTAACTGATGATCAGGAACCATCGTTATTAGATGAAAAAAACATCAAGGATATACAGTAAACACATATTTATAGGTAGTGCATACTATTATTATGAAAATTAAACATAGCAAATTCAAGAATACAGGTATCTTATTTGAGCTATTGGTTCGCCAGATAGCATCTGATACTGTATCTAATAAAGATTCTGCTGCTATTGGATTAGTTAGAAAATACTTTGGCAAATCTGAACTAGCAAAAGAATATAAATTATACCAGGCATTAATTACGCCTAAATCATTATCTGAAGCTAAAGCTGAGACGTTTATTAACTCAACGCTTGAAGCTTCTTTGCGTTTAAACAAAACAGCTTTACGTAAAGAAAAATATAACTTAATTAAGGATATTCGTGAAGCATATGATTTAGAAGAATTTTTTAAGGCTAAAATCAATAACTATAAGCAATTAGCTGCGGTTTATAATTTAATAGAAGCACACAATTCATTAGAATTTACTGAGCCACAACACATTATTGATAATAAAATTACATTATTAGAACACATTACTCGTAAAGAGGTAAATAAAGAAGGTGTTAAAGATCGTGTAATGGAAGAATACACCAGTATGGATAAAGGTACTCGTATCTTAGCTTACCGCATGTTATTAGAAAAATTCAATAGCAAATATGCTACGTTATCTGATAAGCAAAAAGGCGTATTAAAAGAATTTATCAATAACATTAGTAATACAACTAAGTTAAGAGAATTTGTTAACAGTAATTTTAAAAGTATTACTGAAGAAATTACAACTTTAATTCCTACTATATTAGATAAAACCACTCAGATTAAATTAGCTGAAGTAATTACTTTATTACACCCACTAGATAAGACTCAAAATGTAAAAGACGAAAATATTATTTCGTTATTACAATACCACCAATTAATCGACGAAATTAAATCAGTTAAATAATGAACAGATTACAAGAATTAGCTAATATCCCAAGTGATGTAGCTGCATTAGGTAAATCACAAGCAGCAGCAACAACTGTAACTAATAAAGCTAAAACTATTAATAACATAAATGAATTTCCTGGAGCATTTGAAAACTGGTTTAAAACACTAGGATTCCAACCAGGTAAAGTTAGTAAAACTGCGGTACGTAGTGCTGTAGAAAAAGTATTAACTAATTTAGGATATAAATAATGGCTGAAATAGATGCAAATATAGACCCTGCTAAAAAAGGTAGCTATGAGTTTTCACAACTTGAAACTTATGGTGACTTAAAAAAAGTAATTAAGTCTATTACTAGTAGACAAAAAGTAAGTGCTATTGGTGGGGGGATAAAAGGAAAAGCTACAGACATAGCACTAGATGCTGCTGTAGAACTTTTAAAAGCTACAATACCTGGAATTGGATTATTTAAACAGGGGGTTGATGTTTTTAAAGGATTACTAAAAAAACCAGATACTAAAAAAACTAATACCTGGTTAGATAAATTAGATATTGATGATGAAATGAGTGCTATTGTGGATGATACTGTAGAGAATGGATTTATAGAAGCAATGACTAAAATAATAGAGGCAAAACCAGATACTCAATTATTAGAGCCTAATTTCAATATGAATGCTGAAATGGTTAACTACCTAAAACAACAATATCAGGGTCGTACTGTAGCAGGAATAACAGAAAATAAAGAAATGGAATTAAAAGAATATATTAAACAACTAGTACAACAAGAATTAGATGAAATGTCTGTTTCTGGTGATGCTGGTGGTTATTTAACTCCAAACGCTTTCTCTCCTAAAGGACAAAAA